GGGGGTTAATGCTGAGCTCCAGATCCCAAATTCGGGATCAAGTATTAACCCCCTTTGTTTCAGCTGCTGTAGTGTATGGCCACAACTGAAGCCACATGCCCAGCAGCAGGCTGAGATCTATAGCTAGGATCCCAGCCATCCAGATAGCTGTTTGGCAACCTGGACCGACGAACTTTTACTCTAGGCAGTTTCATGCTTCGAGGTAAATAAAACAGTTCGCCGCCAACCGGGACAACATATCCACCAATAGCAAGAGGCATAGAGAAGTGTGTAGCTTCACAAGGAAGCCGAACCATCTCTTGCACCAAGCTTAAGTAGGTATATCGTCTCGGACACCCGGTAGTCAAAATCCCTTGATCTGGATTAAGCCATTCGGGTACGAGGTGGGGCTTTCCGTCTATAAACGACCTAAGCAGTGTTAAGGTACGGTGCAAGGGTAGGTTCTCCCGAGCACCCCACGATAACACTTGATTAGTTACTACATAGACGTCGGCCTCGCTAACAAGTGATTTAACATAGAAAGGAGTTATATCAACCCCATTTAAGTAATCACCGCCGCAAGACTCGCGAAAGGCACCTTCACTGTAGGACTTATCTAAGTTAACGACAAGTCCCGCCTTTGTCAAGACTTCTACGAACCCGGCGTACTCACGCGTAGGGAGGATGATGTCATCTCCGAACACGCACGTGTCAGTCCAATCTACGAATAGATTGGGTCCGCCACGGATACACCTAAATCCGTAGATAAGAGCTACTAGCACTAAAGTCATGAGGGGAAAAGTAAAACCATTCCCCATGGTGCTAATCATATGTAGCTCTACTTGTCTGCCCACGTCTCCAGCTTTACCATCGCCGGGGATTGTAATCACGGGTGACCTAAGCTTCATTAATAGGTCAAACCATGAACTAGGCAGAAGGGCGCGTACAAGATCGATGCTTATCATATCGCTAGCGGACTTAAGATCAAGGGTTGCAACATCCCCTAACCTAGAGCCGCGTTGGGCCATAGCTTTGTTTTTAAGCTGTTGGTTGCGAATGTCTAAGCCGATATGCCTAAGAGCTCCTTCGAGATACATGCCTGCAGCAAGCTGCAGACACATATTACCCGAAGGTTCTATGGCAATTGTACGCTCAGTGTCCTCGTTTTTGGGGACTGTAGTTAGTCGTGAACCCTCAACCTGCGTTGTTCCCGTCACTCCTTTTTGGCCATCTCTGGCTATGAAGTACGGGTTGTACGACCGCAGTTTAAGAACCAAAGGTTCACACAGAGCAGTGCAGGTCATATCCTTATAAATCTTATCGACGGTATGCGTGCCTTTCAGGCCATTACTGGCCCCAGGACCAAACCGCCAATTTGACCAAAGATATGACATCTCGAGTGGCTGCTGTATGGCCAACTCA